CTTAGTGGAATATCATCATTAGCTCCTACTGATATATTAAAAGTTGATGATGAATATATGAAAGTTCTTGATATTGGAATAGGAACGGAAACTAGTGGGCCTATCACAGTTGGAATAGGATCAACTACTCTAGTTCAGGTTGAGAGAGGTTTTGTTGGATCAGCAGCAACTGCACATACCAATACAACAACTGCTCAACTTTATAAAGGTTCATATAGAATTCTTGGTAAAGATATTTGGTTTACAGAACCTCCAAGAGGAAATCCCCAAGTAACTAAAAATATTAATAATTTGGAATGGCCAACTTCTGACTTTAATGGAAGGGTTTTCTTAAGAAGTGATTATACCACTAACCAAGTATATGATGATGTTTCTAGTCAGTTTAGTGGAATTGCTACAAACTTTGATTTAAAGGTTAATGGTGCCACTTCAGTTGGTATGGGAACTATTGGTGGTAATGGTATAGCATTAATTAATGGAATATACCAAAGACCAACAGCAGCAAATAACCCACAAAATAACTATGAAATATTAGATCCTACTATAGGTGCAGGTACCACTAGTATAATGTTTACTGGTATTTCTGCCAATGTTGGGGATCCAATAAGCATTAATGAAAATGATATTAATCAAAATCAGTTACCAAGAGGTGGAGTAATAATATCTTTAGGATCCACACCAGGTAGAGGATATGCTCCTTTAGTGCCAGCACAAGTTTATCCACAACTTGATGCTAATGGTACCATTACAAGTCTTGTCAGTGCTGCTGCAACAGGCCCTAGTAATTCTATCACAACTGCATCCTATAATAATGAAACTGGATCTTTAGAGATTACTACTGAAAATGCACATAATTTTGAGGTTGGAATTGTAGATCAAGTAAAACTTGCAGGATTAGAATTTACTTGCAGTGGATCATTTAATGTATATGATGCTTATTACAATCAAACCACAGGTGACTTGGTATTGACAGTTGGTGATCATTATCTAGCAGTAGGTCAAAACATTCAAATAAAAACTAGTTCTTTAAGATTTACTTGTGCTAAGGATAATCATGCTACTAATCATGATTATCCACGTGTGGGTGATCCTATTGCTGGAATATCTACTCCTATTACTGCAACTACTAATAGCACAGTTACTATTGGTGTAGGAACTGCAGTTGACCCTACAGCAGGAATTCATACATTTGTTTCACAAGTTATTAGTGATGCTGTTATTGTTAAAAGTGGATATTCAGGAACAACAAGTAATATCTTCCCATATGCCGCCGTAGGATTGGGCAGCACAAGTTTTGATTATACAATCGTAAGTGTTGGTGCTACAAATAAATTTACAACTGACGTAGGAATTAACTCAATACCTCATACTTTTGTTGGTGGTGGTAGTGTAATGCCTTGGTATGGAGATGCTAATCTTGGATCTGGTTATTATGGTGATACGGTTTCTATTGGAGTCACAGATATGCCATTTACACATAAGTTTGTAAGTGCTGCATCAGGTACTATAGTAGGTTATACCACTGCACCTTCTTATATTGATTATAATCCAGCAACTGGATATCTGGTGGTATCTTTACCTAATCATGGAAAAACCACTAGTGATACTGTAACATTTGCTAATGATAAGATTACTCTTACATGTTCTAAAGATAACTATGCAACTGAGCACACCTATCCAAGAGCAAGTGATCGCATCTCAGGAATAGCAACCGCTATAACTGCTTATGATACAAATACATTTACCGTATACGTTGGTGAGAATGCTGGTTCAGGTGGTTCGGTTACAGCCACGATAGGTATTGGTGGAACTCTAACCTTTGCTATTGGTGCTGGTGGTACCAATTACCAGAATCCAATTATTAACATCCCTGAACCATCATATGCTGGTTTAGGAGTTACTGGAATATCCAGATTATCAGTTCCAGGTGGAACTACCACAGATACTGGAGTTGGATTGCTTTTAGATTTACAAGTATCCGCAGCTTCTACTGTTGGTATAGGATCTACACAGTTTGCCGTGAATAATTGGGAAATAGCAAGAAATGGATATGCTTTCCAACGTGGTGATGTATTTGCTCCTGTAGGATTAGTCACAGATGCTAGTCTCTCCAGTCCTATAGAGGAATGTCAATTTACTGTATTGGACGTTTATAATGATCCATTTGCAGCATGGCAATTTGGACAATTTGACTATATTGATAGTATTAAACCTTTACAGGATGGAAGTAAGAGAAGGTTTGATTTAAAATATGATGGAGATCTTTTAAGTTTTGAATTACCAACTGATCCTGATTTCCCATATATGAATCTTGCCAATGCATTATTCATTATTGTTAATGGAATTATTCAGGAACCAGGAGTTGCCTATGAGTTTGAGGGTGGTACATCTTTTATATTTACAGAAGCTCCTAAGACAGTAGATGATGTTGCAATATTCTTCTATCGTGGAAGTTCATCTGTTGATACAGCATTAGTAACTAATATTATCCCTTCGATTAAAGAAGGTGACAGTGTTCAGATGAGAAAAATCATCGAACAAAATCCACCTACAGAAGTTAATCAAACTTCTAGATTTATTGCAGATTTGACTAGATCAGATGTAATTGAAACTAATTTGTATACTGGAGATGGAATCAGTGATACTAGACCAAAATCATTAAGTTGGACTAAACAGAAAATTGATAGGGTTATTAATGGTCAAGTATTCTATAAATCTAGAGATGCTTTAGAATCATTAATATTCCCAACTGCAAAGATTATTGGTAATTTCTCAGCAACTGATAATGAAGTATATCTTGATAATGCAGATTTATTTGCGTATGATTTACCAGATACTACTGCATCTCCTCTTGGTGGATTCATTGTAGATAACACCAGTCCCGTTGCTGCTGCATTGACGGCTACAGTATCTGCTGCTGGAACTATTTCAGCACTCACTATTGTTAGTGGTGGATCTGGTTATGTTGGGGCAACAACTTCAGTTTCTATTACTGCACCACCAGTTGGTGTGGGCACTTTCATTAAACCAGATGGTTCAGTTGGTATAGGATCAACTGCAACAGCAACTGTTACCGTAACTAATGGAGTTCTTACAGGAACTCCAATAATTACAGGAATTGGATTGGGTTACACAACTACAAATCCACCTCAAGTAATTGCTGCCCTTCCTTCATATAAATCTGAATTAATTACTAATATTACTTCTGTTAAGGGATTCTCTGGAATTGTTACTGGTATTGGAACAGCAGCAGGTGTTGGTACAATTACTGCTATCAAATTCCATGTAACTGGTATTGCTACGGGTGCATGGACTGATTTAAGTGTAGGATATCCTATTTCTGTATTTGATACACAAGTTGGATCTGGAGTAAGTTCTGTTTATGAATCTGGTATTGGTACAGTTGGAGTGGGAACAACTTTCTTAGATAACATTTATCGTGTTGCTGAGATATCCTTTACAGGAGTTGCCAATTCACCAACTGCTGTTGGACTTATAACATGTAACGTTGAGTATTTCGGTAATCATGTTGGAATAGCATCAAGTGGAACTGTACCAATAGGAGGAATATCATGGGGCAGATTGGCTGGAACTTTAACCAGAAATTCACCAGTCGGGTTTGCAGTTAGTAACTATACTGTTAATTCTGGATTGACCACTTTCCCAACATTACAAAGAAGAACTGAGGGAATTAGAGACACTGGTGGAATTGAACCAAATTAATTCTTTATAAACTCTTATAAATATCTAAAAAACTATTAATATGTCTGCTGTCGTAACAGATCAATTCCGAATATTTAATGCAGGTAATTTTGTAGATTCAGTACTAGATACTAATAATTCTTATTATGTATTTCTAGGACTCAGTAATCCTACAACTCCTAATCCTGGATTTGGTAGAACAGATACATGGAATTCTGCATCTGGCCCTCCTAACCCAACTGATAATTTTCAGTACGAATCTCAATATGGAGATACCTCTCTTTTTGGGAAAAGAATTGTTAGCAATAATATAAGAAGAGTTGTAAGAAAAGTTGAATGGACTGAAAATACTTATTATGATATGTATAGACATGATTATAGTATCAGCAATAAAGCACCCAATTCTCAGACTGGAAGATTGTATGATGCAAATTATTTTGTAGTTAATAGTGATTATAATGTCTATATTTGTATAGAGAATGGTAGTTCAGGAGCTCCTGGTTCCACATCTGCTAAAGGTAATAAATCTAAAGATGAACCAACTTTTACAGATTTAGAACCTTCTGCTGCTGGAACTAGCAATGATGGTTTTATTTGGAAATTCTTATTTTCTATATCACCTAGTGATATTGTAAAATTTGATTCTACTGAATATATTGTTGTTCCTAATGATTGGGCAACTTCAACAGATTCTCAAATTCAAAATGTTAGAGAATCTGCTGATTCGGATATAAACCAAAATCAACTTAAAACTGTTTATATTGAGAATGGTGGTTCTGGTTACTTAAACGACACTAAAACATTACCCATATTAGGTGATGGTAGTGGAGGAAAGGTTTCTATTACCACTGTAGGTGGTGTTGTTACCTCTGCAGTAGTTACGGCAGGTGGAAGTGGATATAGTTATGGTATGGTTGATTTAGGACCTCTCCAACCTTCAGAATTTCCTGCTAGTGGTTCTCCAAGTCCTG